TCAGTAGAGGCTCAGCTGGCAGCCCTGCGCAGCCTTGGCTTAGAGGCTGAGTTCCGTAAAGACGGCAATGCTGAGATGGTTGAGCTGGAGATTGAAAACGGCAGGCCGGTTCTTGTGGGCTATCTGTCAGCAGGCAACATGCTTCTAGGTGAGCCACCAATGTGCAGCGGCTTAGGTTGCGGGCATTGGGCAGTCATTTCTGGCTACTCACAAAAGAACTCTGACGACCCTCTCTGGGTACTTCAAGACCCTCGCGGCTATCCCGAAATGGAAAAGGGCGGTTGGTCTAACCCGCATCTAGGTCGAAACGTCAAGGTCAGGCAGGCTGCATTCAAGCCACGCTGGCAAGCGGAAGGCGATTCAACAGGCTGGGTGATTCTCGTCAGCGAGTAGGCGATTCCGTAGTTGGCCGGCCAACCACGAAAAACCTATTGATTTCGCATCACGATCGACATACACAAAAACGCTGCTTACTATTCGGGCAGAAAGATTCTGAAACAATCCAATGGGCTGGGCCGACTGGATGGTGGTGAATCAAACTCTTGAGGAAGAGCTGGAGGTTGAGCGCAGCGTCAGAGAGGTCAACAACTGTGATGACGAAGAAGCATTGAAGATGCTTTGCTCTGCCCTTGTGAGACAGAGCTGGCATCAGTCAAAACTGCTTAGTCAGGCCGTTGGGCGGATTGGGGAGTTAGACGCCAAGCTCGCCTGCTGGGACGTTTGAGCAAACGTTTTAAGGGCCTCCAACACACTTGCCTTCACCGCAAACTCAGAGCGCCAGGTTTCTGCTGATCTACGGACGTTTTTCCAGGCAATCGCTTCATCTGGCACGACCACTTCAGCAGTAGCCCAGACGTGATCGCAGGCTTTGCACTTTCGCCGACGGCTTATTGCTTCGGGAGTTGTGTGCCTTGACTCCAGCACGGAGATCCATGTGGTGTTGCACTTGGGGCATTGCATCAGAACGAGCAGGGGATAACTACAGAGTCGATTGAAAAAAGCCTTTTCAGCTGCAGACGTGCAAACTCAGCCTTGATTGGGGCGCTGTAGCTGCAGGCGTCTTCACGCCGATTCGTCACCATAAGCCTTTGCGGGCCTGCTTCATAGAGCGCCGCAAGGTAGGCGGGCTCAGCTTGGTTCGTCTTGAGAATGTAGCGCACGGGCTTCGTCAAATTTTTCCCTGGCGCTTCTGTTTAGCGGTTTCCTTGGCCTGGGCATCCTTTTCCACTGCATCTATATACAGTTGTTCGCAATCGTCGGCCAAACGCTCGTAAACCGTAGTCCTGATCCAGCTTGTAGCCTTGACGCCCTTGGCTTTGGCCAAGAATTTGACTAGCTCAGCCTTGTGCGGGTCAAGCAATATCTGGAAGTAGGTTTTGTTGCCGTGGCGGATAGCCATGCTGCATTTATGTGCTACAAGTACCCTACCATGCAACTGGGGTGTCGACCTTTTTCTTCCACGCAGTGCTTTGGGCGCGACGAGCTTGAGCACGCTGGTTCGTACAGCCCGCTCGTACTTCGTGCGCCCCTTCTAGGAACATTGCAGCT